CATAAGCGACAGCACCTGAGACGTTTCCACCTGCTACACTATTAGCTGTTGTTGCATAAGCGACAGCACCTGAGACGTTTCCACCTGCTACACTATTAGCTGTTGTTGCATAAGCGACAGCACCTGAAACATTAGCACCCGTAATAGAACTTAACGTTGAGCCGTTACCTGACACATTAGTAAACACACCAAATGTGGCCCCGATGTTACCAACGTTTGCATTACCAGTAATACTTAACGTACCGGTAATGCTTGTGTTACCTGCATTTAATGTACCATTGGCAGCAGTAGCTCCGTCAATTCTTAATCCAGTTAAATATCCTAAACTGGTAATGTTGGGTTGTGCCGCAGTAGACAATGTACCTACAATATTGTTGGCACCAATGTTGCCAACGTTAGCATTACCTGACACTGATAATGTACCAGTGATTGCTAATTGTGGATCATTGAATTTAATATTACTACTAGCATCTATAGCGTTTGCACCACTACTGTATAACAACGCATTTGCTGCACCAGGAATAGTTTGACTAATAACTGATGCAAACGATAAATTACCATTACCATCACTTTGCAAGAAACCTGTACTACCTGTTATTTTAATATTACTAACAGAACCTAAATTAGCAAGACCATTAACAGACAACCCAGTTAATGTGCCTATACTAGTAATATTTGGTTGAGCATTAGATCCGCTTGATAATGTACCTGCTAGTGATCCATTACTTAGTATAGAGTTTGCAATGATTGTACCTGAAACATACATTTGTACTGATGTTAGTATTAGTACATCAGGTGTTCCGTTAACACCCATTGTAATATTACCATTTGGGTTAGTAATATCAACATTACTATTACCATTAACAATACTGTCAACCACAATGTTACCGGCTGTTAAATTACCTGTTACTGAAAGATTACCTAAGGTAACATTACCAGTAACACTCAATGTTCCACTTGTTATTAAGTTACCACCTTGAATATTACCAGTGGCAGTGATTAAACCACCTGTACCAATATTTCCAATATTTGCATTACCTGAAACAGAAATAGATGTTAGTGTACCTGTACTTGTGATATTTGGTTGTGCTGTTGTTGTTACTGTACCTGCTGTAGTTGCACTAGACACGGTGCCAGATACATTAGCACCTGCTACACTATTTGCTGTCGTTGCGAATGATACGGCACCTGTAACATTAGCGCCGGTAATAGAACTCAATGCTGAACCATTTCCACTAACATTAGTGAATATACCTTGGGTTGCACTTATGTTACCAACGTTTGCATTACCTGATACTGACAGACTTGTTAATATACCAGTACTTGTAATATTAGGCTGTGCTGCTGTAGTCAATGTACCAGTTACTAATGTGAATACTGCGTTATTGGCACCTATATTACCAACGTCAGCATTACCGGTTGCAGTAATGATGCCAGTACCCAAATTGCCAATGTTTGCATTACCACTTACACTCAAGCTCGTTAGTGTACCTGTACTTGTTATATTTGGTTGTGCATTAGTTGTGACGGTACCTGATGTAGTTGCAGAACCAGCAGTACCTGCGCTAGTTGCATATGTTGCATTTGCTACAGTTCCGCTTACATTAGCACCTGCAACACTATTTGCTGTTGCGGCATAATTGACTTGACCAGATACGTTGGCCCCTGCAACACTATTTGCTGTTGCGGCATAATTGACTTGACCAGATACGTTGGCCCCTGCAACACTATTTGCTACGTTGGCAAAATTCACTTGTCCGGACACGTTAGCACCTGCTACACTATTTGCTGTTGTTGCAAATGCAACTGCTCCTGAGACGTTGGCACCTGCTACGGCATTGGCAGTCGTAGCATATGAGACGGAACCCGTGACATTGGAACCTGTAATAGAACTCAATGCTGAACCATTTCCACTAACATTAGTGAATATACCCTGTGTTGCACCTATGTTACCAACGTTTGCATTACCTGACACTGATAATGAAGTTAGTGTTCCGGTACTGGTTATATTAGATTGTGCGGCTGTTGTTAATGAGCCCGTTACAGTAGTGAACACGCCTGCGGCTGCTCCTATATTACCTACATTAGCATTACCGGTTGCACTAATTACACCTCCGGTTACTAGATTACCACCATGAACATTACCAGTAGCAGTAATTAATCCTGCAGTGCCAATATTACCTACATTAGCATTGCCCGAGACAGATATAGAAGTTAATGTGCCAGTACTTGTTATATTTGGTTGTGATGCAACTAGCACAGTGTTTGATGTACCAGCTGATAATGCGTAAGTTGCGTTTGCTACAGTTCCGCTTACATTAGCACCTGCAATATTTGTTAAGTTTGCACCGCTGCCTATGAAATAATTTGCTGATGCTGCATTACCTAAATTTGCATTAGCTGATATAAGATTACCACCTATGTTTGCGCTACCGGTGACTATTAAGTTTGCTAATGTTACTGTAGTAGGTAGTTCTATATAAAGAGTTTGTGCAAAAGTAGTATATGTAGCAGCGTTAGTGATTGGATTAGGGGTTGTTCCTATTTTAAGTGTTGATGAACTGAATGAAACAGATGCGATGTTGGCGCTGACAACAACATTACCAGTTGGAGAATTAACAGTAATACCAGCGCCGGCTGATCGGTTAACAGAACTTACAGAAGCACTAGTAAGTCCGTTGTATACTTCATTAAAATTTTCTTGTACTTTTTGGAATGCTATTCGTATTGGATCCGCTGACGGATCATCAGGAAACGTACCAAAATCTATATTTTGTTGACTCATATCTATTCTACCTTATTTAGTATTTATCGTTTACAGACAAACACTATAGCCAAAAAAATACCCGACTAAAGCCGGGTATTGTTAGAAGTATCAATTAATTGATACCACTTAGTTTTTTCCAATCATGTAATAATGCGGTAGATTCCTGCATTGGATTTCCCAAACGACCTATTTGAGTAGATACAACTGGAATAGTTGTTTGACCAGTAGCTTTACGCTTGTTCAACCCACCGCTAATAACATTAGTCATGAAGTCAATATCAGATTCAAATGTATCATCAGCACCATTAGCTAACGATTCTTCTACTTTTTCTTCTTCCTCATCGATAGCATCATCACTAGCCGCTTCGTCTTCCGATTCCGCTGCATCATAAGTTGAGGCTGCTGAATTTGCTTGCTGAGTGTCAGCAATTTCAGCATCGGTGTCGGCTGCACCTGAATCAGGAGGATTGTCTTCAGCAACATTATAAGTCATTTGGTCTTCTGATTCAACTTCGTCAACCATTTCTTGACCTTCATGACAACCGCATGATGATTCACCGCATACTTCACATGCTTCTTCACCGTCGTGTTCTTCATGACCTTCTTCACCGCCTACTTCGTCAGCATAGTCTTCGCTACCGCCTTCGTTGCCACCTTGACCAGTTAATTTCTTCATTAGAGCCATCATACCATCATGGTCATCAACTACTTCAATTCCACCTGGAGCAGCAGTAGTGCCTTGTGGGGCGCCATAACCATTTTGATCGTCACCACCAAACAAGCCTAAACCAGCTGATTTAATTATGCCCAATAATTGGTCAGCATCACCGTCTTGTGCTGATACACTTACTGAATCAGGTGCACCTTGTTGACCTTTACTGATAGAAACAGTCATGCCTTCAGCAACATCTGCTTTAGATTCTAGTAGTGCATTTAATTCCTTTTCCCATGCTTCAAAAGCAAATGGGCTTTCTAATACTTCTTTATCCTTAAAAGTTTGACCAAATGCATTGAATGTATCTCCCGGAGTCTTGATAGCTTGTTGCTTCATATAAGAAGTTTTATCCATTTCGTACATGTCATCTTCCATAGTAGGTGTATGAGCACCATAGCTTGCCATATCGTTAACTGTATCATTCTCACCAACATAACCTTGAATTGGCATTTGGCCATAGCATTCATCTAAGCCTTCTTTGTAACCTTCATGATAACAACGTGCTTCTTCCATGTCTTCATAGTTCTTACCACAGTGTGAGTGACCTTTTAAACCATGAGCTTTGCCTTCTAAGCGGGCAGCTTGTAATTGTTGGTCCATACCTTCTTTAACTTTCTTTTTAGCAAAAGGATTTACACCTTTCTTAGGAGCTGCGCCTTTCTTTTTGCCTTCATTGTCATCCTTACCTGGCTTCTTATCAGCCCAATTAGGAACGCCATCATTATCATCATCAGGCTTTTTCTTAGTAGCAGATTTCTTAGCAAAAGGATTTACACCTTTCTTAGCTTCTTCCAATGACAATGGGCTTGCCAAGCTGTCATGAGGGGGCATATCTGCCTCTTTAATTTTTTTCATTTGTGAACCAGCAATACGTTTTGCTGCCTCTACACCATACTTTGGAGTTAGTTTACGAACCAGTGCGTCAAAGCCTGTAGTAGCATTATTATGCTTACCGATATCGCCTTCCGCCACACCTTCTTCACCGCCAATAGTTATATCACCTTTTTGAAAGGCTGCGGCTGCTTGAGGATTCTTTGCAGTTGCAACAACTTTACCAGCTGCATCTTTAACTTGTACTGCACCTGGCATAGGAGCTGTTGTATAACTGCTCTGTTCAGCAATCATGCTTCTATTGATTTGTTCGATCCAATCCTTAAGATTGCTTTTTGATTTGGCTTTAGCTTTAGGTTCTTCATCACCAGTACCATCATCATCTTTGTTAGATGTATGGCTTTGTGACTTACCTTTAATAACTGTTCCCTTCTTAGTTGACTTTGGTGCTTTACCACCAAATACACTAGATAGGCCTTTAGCATCATATTTCTTTTCTTCACCAGTAGATGAATCAGCATCTTTCTTAGGACGACCACGACCTTTTTTAGCAGCAGCTTTTACTTTGTTGCCTTCATCATCTTCATCATCTTTACGGCCATATCCACCTGGCTCAGCAGTATGAATCTTACCTTTACCGGTATCTTTAACAGCTTCACTTAGCTGAGTAAGTTTGTTCATTATATCTAACATGTTCATTTTACTATTCCTTTGAATTATTTACGTGCGCCAGTTGCTGGCTTTGTTGGGCGCTTGATATTAGTCATTGGACTCTTGTCGCCTAATTGTTTGTCATCTAAGTATGGCTTAAACGGATCAAACGCATTTTTAGTTTTAGAAGCTGCATATGGTATATCAATCTGAGAACCTTCTGATTGCTTCTTGATAGATTGCAAAAATGAACCAGCATATTGTTTGCTAGCTTCTTTACCACCCGGTTGTTCTTCTAACTCAGTGTGTAACAACACAGGGGAGTGACTCATCTCATTCTCATATCCTACCTGTTCATTATCAATGCTGTCATTAAAGTCAGTACCAACAACACGAACCATATCAACTTGATAACCTAACAATTGAGCAATTTGTTGAATCATTGGCTCTGTCGCTGGATAGCGAAATTCTGCTTTTAGAATTGTAACACTTTGATTACTCAAATTAGGAAATCCAAATGGTGATTTCTGTATTGGTGTGCTAGTTGGATTAGAGATTTTGATAGGATCAAATTTATTTAAGTTATACTTAAACAATTCAATAAAGTTCTTATCAACATCGCCGGCAATTTTGATAGTGTAATTATAAGACTTTACACTTTCTGTTATATATTGTTTAAGGCTTCGCATGTTTTATTCCTGTATTCTATATTTATCATTTATCTGTTGTTTTTGGTGCCAACATCTTCAGCAATTCATTACGATCTAACGTCTTTCCTGTACCTAATGGTGTAGCTTCAATTTCTTCTTCTTTTAAAGCGTTCTTCTGATCTAATTGTGCTTTCTTTAACTGCAAATCAATCATTTTAAGCTTTTTGTTAAGTTTGGCTGTCTTGGCTGTAATGGCGTGTCCCAAGAAACTACTAGCACTATTGAATATTTCACTAGCAAAACGACTGTCAACCTGCATGCCAAGGTCAAGTAAATCTTTATAACTTGCGGTAGCCATATTTGATAATTCATCTAGTTCAGCATCGCTAGCATCAAGACCTCTAACTTGGGGTAATGCTTGTTCAATCTTCTCTAAATTGTTCAATGCTTCTGTTGTAATTTCACTTGCATTGTCTGGAATAGGAACGCTGAGTGTGTCTATCTCATGCTGTGGCAATTCAAAAAGTTCTGATAATTTTTTGGTCATAAAAGTATTTATTTACTTTCGTGAACCATTATAGAAAAGGTCATCCTCGGTTATTACTCTGAATGCATACCCCTGACTCTTGCAATATGCTGAGGCAGCTGCCCATTTAGCGTGATTGATAGCAACTATCATTCTGTCTTTTGCACTTGCCACTTTACTTTCAATGATACTTTGCTTTTTAGGTTTAATCTCTACCATTTCAGCAATCTTTTTACCGTACTTGTTTTGATAGACTACAAAAAAGTCAGGTACATAGTTTGTTGGTTTGCCTGTAAATGGATGGCGATATGGTATTTTGATAGCTTCACTAGCCCAATACAATACGCTTTTATTAGTATCACAGAAGGTCATGAATGTTAGTTCCCATCCACTGCGATACTGCGGTGTATGTTTACCTATGTACTTTTCAGTATTTTTGGGTGTAAATTTTCCCTGTGCAAATCTTGACATGTTACTGCACTATGTTGCGAGCAACCGGTTGATTGGCTTGTGGTACTGTGCCAAATCCATACAATGACGTTTTACTTTTGAAACTATTTAAATAGTAACCAATAATTGTGTTGACTTCTAATTTATTCTTACCTTGTATGTAGCCCAGTAAATCTAATACAGGTATTTTTGTTTCTTGTGCTATTCTAAAAAAATAAACAGTAAAGTTATCTGCTATTTGTTTAGTATCACATACATTTATAAAATATGAATGTACAACATCATATTCGTCAGGCGCAATAATTAAATTGAATCCATAGAATTCATCAAATATTCTAATTGTTTGGTCAAATGAGGAACGTGAATCAATAATTCGTGCCATATAAATCTCCTAAGAGTATTTATACTTTGAATTTATATGCTTAACCTGTTTGTCCACCGGGAGAGACTGCCTGATCGGTAATTGTAACATTTTGAGGTGAACTTATACTTGTACTTGGGGCACCTGCTGTGCCGGCAATACTTGGACTAGTCCCATATCCAGGAAAATAACTATTAGTTCTATTCTGTAATTGAAGTTGCGCCGATTGTGCTAACACATTATTCAAATTCTCAGTTGCAACTTGAGTTATGTTAGGATTGGCTGTTGTATTATACGCGGTTTCGATTAACTGGTTTGCAGTAAGTGTTTCATTAATATTAGAACCAAATGGTACAGTATAACCGTTTTCTGAATTTACTAAACCCTGCGGCCCTAACACAGCAGAGGTTGATCCAATTGGTGCAAGTGGGCTTATAGTTCTATCATATGATGATGGTTCGCCAAATCCAGGTACTTGATTACTTGCATTAGGGCCGCTAATTGCGCCTTCATAGTATTTTACTGTTTCATAATCAAGTGTCATCTTGTTTTCCATAATTCCACTACCTTCTGAATAGGCATATGTATCATGTTCAAAACTAGTAATGATTGGATTAATCAATACATATTCTACAAAGTTGTGTTGATTAAAACCGTAAATTCTTATATTCTTAAAGAATGGGATTTTTGATATACTTTGAACAGCTTGACTTGCAGTAGCCGTTTGAACAGTGCTCTCACCTATATATCCCCAATCAGTGTCAGTGGAAATGTCAGGTGAGTATATGTTTCTATAATTATAATTATCAACACCGTTAACGGGTTGATTTGTTTGTTGTACTTGTATCTTATTTGCATCTTTGTAATAATATGTATAGTAGTTATACCACATATCATTAATCATATCACCATTGTCATCGTGAAAACTGATACTTACTGGGTTGTATTTTATTTTAGTCTGTACTAATCGCTTGCGATTATACTGATTCATCACATGCGTGTCAAATGCAAATTTAGGTAAATTAATTGTCTTAACAACTAATCCAAAATTAGCACCCGTTGCAAGACCGGGTTTGTATGCACTTTCATTAATTTCAAAATATACGTGAAATAAAAATTTTAATTTAGGAGTATTCTGATAAGAATTACTCCTAAATATTTTTGAGGCGTGTGTATAATCTCTTAAGTACACGTTGGAAGAAGCCGCACCTGTTAATAAATTTTGTGCATTTACAGTCACGGCTTATCTATCCAATTTTAACCAATAGAACCAATACCAGTACTTAATGCGCCGCGTGTTCTACCAACAAATGCTCCTACACCATTACCAAGTGGAGATTGTATGCAATTATCAAAAGAGATTGCTAACTGAATTGTAGCAGCTTGACTTTCACCGTAGTTTAAGTTGTTATAGTTAGCTGTCTTTACGTAGCAACCGTAAACTTCCCATGTTTCTAGAATAACAGGAGCACTTATACCGTTACCACCATCTAATACTTCAATGTTTGTTTGAAACTTATAATCTTGTGCCGTAGAAGCTGATGCTTGTTCAACAAAGTCTAATTGCTTTTGTAATTGTTGACCAACCAATTGAGAAACTCTTCCTTGAGCATCATCACGAACGTTGACTGTTAAATCTGACCAAGTGTGCTTACCTGCAATTTTAACTGTAGAGTTATACACTTGTAGTGGGATTTCAGCGAAGGTAACACTTGGACGTGTAATATCTATTACCTGTTTTGTAAGTTCAACGGTGTTACCTCTACCTAAATTTAGAAAGTTAACTCTAAAACGGTATTGTAGTTTAGGCATTAATAAGCCTTGATTTCCGCCGGCGATGTCCGTCGCTACGGACATGTTGAACAATGATTGTGAGGCTGTTGCCATTTTTTAATCTCCTGTATATTTATTTATCTTTTAAATAAGATACCCCGGAAGGGGTATCTTTTATTTACCGCTTACCTGTGACGCAATTGCACCAGTGTTCATTACACGAACCGGGATATAGATGAATTCAGCCGCTTTTACTGGCTCAATTGCAACATCTACCCATAGTTCGTTTCTATCGATACGTGCCGGTGTGTTATTAACTGTATCACATTGTACCAAATAGTCATAAAGACCACGTTTAGCAACTAAGTCAACTAGTAATGTTTGAATAACAGCAGTAATAGAACTGCGTGTTAATACATCATTGGGTTCGAATACAAACGGTCTTGCCGCAATAGTCAACTGTCGACGGATATAGTTAACTAAACGTGCAACGTTTGTACGATCCAACGCACTTGTACTGTCATAGCTATTCTTGTTACCATAGTTTAGTAAACCAACACCACTAAAGAATACTAATGGATTAATAAAATTAACATATAATGTATCACGAATACCAATACGTGTTTTGGTAGTAATGAATTCTCCGGTCATACGATCCAAGTAACCAATGTTCAATGCATTCTCGATATTGCCTCTACGTGTGCCTGCTGCCGCTAACCAAGGGTAAGCGATAGTATCATTGCGTAAGAATGTACGTAACATCATGTGTGACGGAGGAACAACAACTTGATTTCCTGACAAGTCATTTGCAATTCCACTTGGATAGAATAGACCCAAGTAAGTATTGCGCGTAACCAATCCTTCTTCACCTGTGCTTTGTGCACCGGCGGCGTTAGTAGCCCATGCTTGAATTGCAGTAGCATCGTCAGCTAGACCTAATGGTGTATCACCAATAATGTAACCTGTTTCGTCACGATCATAATTCAATACAACCATGTTAGGCTGTAGTTCAGGATAGTTAGGAGTAGCCATCAAGTTAAAATAGTTATCTTCTTCACGAATACTAGTATTAGTATCGATTGAAGCACGTAATGATTTTACAACCATAGCACGTTGTGCCTTACGACCCATATATGCTGCACCATTAGCTTGATTACCACTGACTGATACCCATGCATTAGTTTGATTTGGTAATGCATCGTCCGGGAAACTACGATTGTTGAAGTAATTTACTCTAAACTGTTTAACGTTATAACCACTACGGCGTGTGTTAAACAATAACATACCTTGAGGAGATAAAGATGCTGAAGGGGCGTCTAAATCTAAGTAGTTACTTGATAACAAACTAACGATTGTTGGGATAGGATCATCTGTGGGACTTGTATACTGATTGGTAGCCCAACGAGCATCAGCAAATGTGACACCATTTTGACTAGTTTGGTCAGCATTATTAATCAATACCCATTGATCAACTCCATTAAATTGTTGCCAACGACTCATAACTGGATAATTTTCTAAGTCACTTGTATCTATCCATAAATCACCGTATACCAATATTGTACCATCACTTTGTGTAGTAGGTTCAGTAGAGCTAATGATAGGACCATTTGGATCAGTAGCATTTACACCAGTAGCAGCAGGGTGACCATTAACGTCATATGATGTATTACGGTAACCTATCCATGCACCGTTCTTTTGAACCATGATGTCAGCTTGATTAACTACAGAATAGAACCAGTTTGTATTATTAGCAGGGATAGCAGTAGGAGCACCCTCATTAGCTATGTAAGTAAATTCAACCCAATTACTTAATTGTGTAGAATACTTGGCATCAGCCACTCCAAAATCAAATGAAAGTCCGGTAATAGCTCCACTGACACCGATTGTAGCAACTGTCAAATTTAAGTCGTTTGTGCCTGAGGATCCGCTTAAATATTCTCCGTCAATTACAATTGTATCACCTACAGCAAAACCAGTTCCACCTGTGTATATGCCATTACCTAATCCATAATAAACACCAAAGATTGATCGGATATTGAAGCTAGCACCAGTTCCAACGCCATCTGTTGTCCATCTGGTAGCACCAGAATTATTTACATTACTAAAAGTTTGAAGTTTAGCTAAACCTGATGCTACTCCTGTTGTTTCACCAACTATAAATCCAGCAGCATTTGCTAATCCACATGATGTTTGTTCCGCAGTAGTGAAATCTGCTAATGATATAACACCACCTTGAGTATGTGTAATTTGTATTGCACCATCGGTTGTTACACTAGCAGTTACATATGGCGCGCCTGCAGCTAAAAATGCAGTTACAAAATCCGTTGCATTTGCGCCATCTGTAATAGTTGCGGTATATGAAGTAGTTAAGCTAGAGCTTCCTGGAACTGACACATTTATATACATTGTATATGGCCCAGCACCATTACATGTTGTACTATCAAACACAGGATCTTGTACAGTTCCGGTTACAATTGTAGGACCTGTTGCAATTCTTTCCCATAGATAATATGGAGCTGATGCACTTTGTCCATCATATGCATATTCTCCGTATACAGTACCTGCAGGAATTAATTTTCCACCAGTACTATCAAGTGCATAAATTGCAGCCCAATCCGAATTATATGATCCTACATTCTTAGTAATCCAACTATTAGTAGTAGAATTATATTCTGAAACATCTGGCGCCAACCCATTTCCAGCTGAACCTACTTTAATCCATACTGAACCTGTTGGTCTAGGAATACTTTGACTTGCAGACCACAATGGCATTTGAGAAGAGGTTCCATATGTTACAGTTGGAATATAATATGTTTTTGCAGTAATACCTAAATCAGCTAATACAGTACCGGTGCCTACCCCTATTGTTAAACTAGGTGCTCCTGAAGAAACAAGTTGAGTTGAATAAAGATTTAATTTTCCATTAACAACGTTTGCTGATAATTCAGGGTAGTTGAAATCATTAATCAATGCAGCTATGCCGGCAACTGTATTGTTTGTGCTTGCCGGAACAGTAATAGTTTTAGTCCAATAACCACTTACGTTAATAGTAAACGTATTTCCTACAGTCAATGTTGCAGGTGCATTAGATCCTTGTACAGTAGGGATACTGCCTCTCCAAGCTGCTCCATTTAATATTACCCATACATTATCTGTTGTTTTATAAAAATAAGTGTGACCTTCAAGTGTGCTTGGGAGAGTATATGACTGTATTGCATTAACTGCATAATCTCCAATATTTCCAATACTATCTAGTGGTGCACCAGCTGGCCCGCCACCAACGATCATTGCTGGATCAGTGATAACAATAGGATTTTGTAGTACAAACTGCCCGGTGGTAGCATTAAATTCGTTAATACCCCATGTACTGTTTATTGTGTCTAACCAATATGTACCGTCAGCTGGCTCACCTACTGGACGTCCTGCTTGTCCTACTAAGCTTGCTAAGTCAATATCGGCTCGTAAAATATATGCACGATTTGTTACTCCAAGTGTTGAATATGCTGCCAATAATCCATATTCATTTAATTCGTAACCCTGAATAGGAGTACCATTGGTTGTTGTATAGAAGAAAGGTGTACCATATAAGTTTACCAAATCACGCTGACTGGTAACCAAAAATAGTTTATTTGCGTTTGCGGCTGTAGTAGCGGCGGCTACGCCGGTACCACTAGCATTAGCTTTATTTTGCGCTGTCGCTAGCAAAATAAGAGGAACTGAGTTTATTGGGGCTTCAAGATACTGACTTTGATCGTTGATCGTTACTTGTACGCCTGGTGATGTTAATGCCATTTTGTTTTCCTTTATGTAAAATTATGAGGGTTACGACCCTAAAATGCATACTATTATTTATCGAATAGTTTTAAAAAGTGCCGTTTTGCGTACCTTCGAAGGTTGGAATCGATATAAATACTACATGTTAAGGCCTATCTGTAAAACATGCGGAAAGAATCACTGTGCAGTGAATTATATACGTAAAGGTGTCACTCATTATCGCAGTGGGTGTGATGCGTGTGGTAGGAAAAGAAAAAAATTAAAGGCTAGGACACCTAGATGGCAAGGTGCTGGATACAATAAAAAACTCACATGTGATTTGTGTGGGTTTCGTAGTATCTTATCTAATCAAATTACAGTATTTCATATTGACGGTAATTTGGATAATTGCAATTTAATTAACTTACGCAGTATATGTTTGAACTGTGTAGAAGTTGTTAAGAAGAAAGAAGTGACTTGGAAGCGCGGCGACTTACAGGTTGATTATTGATTGAATCTGTTTATGCAAGTCATCAATTGAACTATTATTATCAATATAGTGGTCATAGTCTAGACCAACACTAGAATACTCACTAGCATGAACACGATTTCTATCTAGTTTTGCTTTGCTAGTAGCCCAGTACATATTGCTGTTTTCACCCCTATTGTATTCTGCTGCGGCATCATACCAATCAGGTGGTTGACCTCGACTAACTCGCATTGTAGTCCCACCTACTGATTTTATAGCAAGTACTTCATTTGCAAAACGACAATCAGTAATGACTATGTTATCAGTAGCCTGACGTAGTTTGTTCTCTACACTAGCAACCCATATATCATTATGAAAGCCATTACGACATACTTCAGTGCCCCAGTATTGTAGTATCCAGCGAGGGGTAATTTCCATACCAAGACGTTCACTCCACCATGTATCTTTTTGTTCTCTCCACTCTCTACTAGCTTTAGTAGAACCTTCTAAATACTCTCTGTTCCAACCAAAGACACTTGCCACTGCATCTTTAAGACTAGCTGCAAAACTTAATCTCTTGAATCCATGAAATGTACAAAGATAATCTGCTACTGTGTCTTTACCTGAACCAATGAAACCTGTGATGCCTATAATCATAAAAGAAAAACTCCTGTAATACTTATTATACTACAGGAGTGTGACAAAAAAAAGTGTTTTAGGTTAACCTTGTACCCATGTCAGGGGTTGCGAATAGTCCACATAACGTTTTAATTCATCAATAAGTTGTTCCATTGCGGCTTTACCTTCAGCTTTCATAGCTGTACCGTTTAATGTAGTACCACCACCTGGACCTGCAATAGTACCAAACTTCTCACGTGCTTCACCAATAATTAGTTTAAGATTGGCTAATATATAGTCCCCAATCCAAACACCTGAACCCGGATCTTGTAACAATACTTCTTCAGTTCGTTGAACATCAGCCCAAATAAGAATTCTCTCACCACTGGCTTTAGGGTCACGTACAATACGCAATACCTTAGTCACTGGATCAAAAGTATATACTACATAACCACCAAACATACGTGCAGCTAATTCAACATAACCTGCATAGAAGTCATATGTTGCCATACCGCCCGCAAAGTTATAGTTTAACAGATAGGTGTTTAGAATAGCACTTGAGAAAGGATCAAAAGCAGTACTACCTGTTCCACCAGTTTCCATACCAATTGTACGTCTGAACAGACTACGTACATTGATAAAGTTGCTAGGTAAAGTGTAAGTATCTACGTCCTTAATAGTAGTCATTAAGGTGTATGATTCCGCAGTACTATTTTGTGCTCGTTGACGATATACTTTGATAGTATAATTATAAGCAGCCTCAAAATGTTCAGGATCTAATTCCAAATCAATGATACCGTCACCTAGACGATATCTTAGATTCTGAAATAAAGCCTGTTTTAACTCGTCTAAAGTTAGACCACTGGGAGTTGATAAAATGCTTGCTGTTGCTGACATATTGTGTTACCTAATAATAGTATTTATCAGGTAACACACTGTATTAGATATCTCCCTCTTTTCGATTCTCACTATAATGGGCATCAAAACTACCGCCGGGATAACGGCTTTCTAGCTTACGAATGTTTTCGTCAATTACATCGTTGGGGTCAAGATTCAGTGCCCTACATGCATTGATCCAATACCAAATAACATCACCGAGTTCACGTTTCATATGGAATACTTCATCAGCAGACAATCGTTTACCCTGAAAAAGAATCTTTTTGGGCACTTCAATAAACTCGCCGGCTTCTGCGGCAAGTCCCATACATGCAGTAATCAACAACGGTACGTTAACGTCCGGATCATGTCTTTGTGTCACTTCATCAAAATTAGCATCAACTTCATCAAGTCGGTTCATGAATGTAGTCAAATCATTACTTGCTTTGCTAGTAACAGCCTCTACAAAATCTTTGTATTTGTTTAAATCAATATTGCTCATTAAAATGCTTTCAAAATAATCATATCTTGATTAAAGCGACCGTTAGGTGTAGTAGATACTGCTTTAATATCGTTAAAGAATTTACGTGCCGCTGGCTTGCTTCCCATAAGTTCTTTAAGTTGTTCTGCGGGTTTACGCAATGTTTTAACTTCACTCTTTGTAGAGTCAAAGCCCAACAGTGTGTTACCCTTTACTGTAAATGCTTTTGAATACTCATCAGCAATATAGTGATGCACCTTGCGCTTTGCACTATCATAAATCCAAGCTTCACTTGCACCTTGTAACTTGACAGGACTGATACTAATCAAATCAAGTTTTGCGGCTGTGTCTTTGAATGTTTTTAGATACTTGAGTTTAGAAACAATCTTCTCAACAGGTACCGCTTTGCGTTGTCGAGGTGCCTTGCTTGCTTTCTTAACTGAAATATATGAATTTAGGTCAGACAAAACTTGTTCAATAAACTTAACAATATTTCTAACTTGAATCTTTGTGAGGTGACTATAACCCTCAGTCAGTTGTTTGTCAGTACCCTCTTGTAGATCACTGAATTCTGTTTGCTTCTTTTTCCAAATATCAGCAATCAAACTGATATGTTGTGGCATGACATTAAACTTAGAAACAAGTTCCATTGTTTTTGTTTTAGTTTTGCCTTCTGTAATAAATTCGTCAAACACCGCTTCAAGTTCTCCTGCGGCATCTTTTGCCTTTTCACGCAAAATGTCTTGAATGTTAGGGCGATTAGAAACATCAACCTCTTTCTTAACTTCTTCGGGTTTGTTGACCACTTTTAACAAACGACTGATTTCGTTTTCAAGGGTCATGTCTTCATGTTCATTTAACTCAAACCCGCGCAATTTCATACGTGCCAACCAACACAATGTCATAAGAAATTCGTTCTCATGTACTTTACGCATTGTTTTTGCGTCAGCAGGTCTATTGTTCAAGTCAAGATATTGACTTAATAGTTCTTTAGCGTCTTTTTTACCATAAAACCTATTGTACCACGTAAAACTACGCATCATTGCTACCCTGCGCTTGTCTTCGTCAGGTTGTAGAACAAAAAGAGGCTCATCACCGTAATATTGAACATCTACATCTCTTGGATTTAGAGCTTTCACTTGACTGTGATCTTCTGAATTCTTTCTACGTGTCGCCATTGGTTACTCCTAAAGTTGATAGTATTTGTGTATTATAGCACAACCCGTATTTACTGTCAACCTTAAAGGAATGTACGATAAATAACTATATGCCGAAATTATCCCTATACCGCCCCAACAAACAAAATGATTACAAATTCTTTGACCGAACTATTTCGGAAGAATTGCGTGTAGGTGGTACAGACTTGTATATTCACAAGTATTTGGGACCGCAAAATCAGGGCCCAAGTAATGATTATACACTACCTGAGTATACAGAGACAGCCCCTACGGGCATACAAGATTTATTGTTTTTAGAAAACCGCGACCGAGCATACGACCCAAATATCTACAGATTGCGCGGGCATTATAATGTTCAAAACTTAGACTTTGATTTAAGTCAGTTTGGATTGTTTTTAAACAACGATATCATTTTTATAAATGTACACTATAACGACATGGTTGACATTGTTGGTCGCAAATTGATGGTTGGTGATGTACTTGAATTGCCTCACTTACTTGATTATAATCCTTTAAAAGAAACTATTCCTATAGCGTTAAAAAGATTTTATAGTATTACTGATGCTAACTATTCTAGTGAAGGTTTTAGTCAAACATGGTATCCTCACATGTGGCGAATTAAATGTGAGCCGTTAGTTGACAGTCAAGAGTTTGCTCAGATTCTTAATGAACCTATTAATTTAGACACATATCTAGGTTTGTGGGATAGCACCAAAATATATCCACCGGGGTATGTTATTACGTTTGGTGATAAAAATTACACATCATTAATTGAAGTACCGGCAGGAACTATGCCACCTAATCTAACGTACTGGGAACTTGACCCGGATCAGAACTTACGTGATATTCTTGCTACTTATAATAAGAATCTTGAAGTTAATAATGCTGTACTTGCGGAAGCACAAAGATTGTTACCAAAGTCGGGCTACGATGCAAGCAAGTTATATATTGTTCCCACATACGGTGTTTATAGTGAAAATGGAGTATTGTCACGTAAGTTAGATCAACCAGCACCGCCCATCAATGTAGTAACATCTTCAAGTAGTACCGGGGCGCCTAACCCTACTGTTGAGATTGTATCTAATACTCAGTATGTTAATGACAGTCCTGTATTAAGAATTCCAGCAGCTACTATAGCTAAAATTTGGACAATGACATTAGATTCATCGTTTACTAGTATTGAAGCCAACGCAACATTATCTTTATCAGCACTCAGAGTGACGCCTCAAATGGAAGAAGGTGGTTCGGTAGCAATTGAATGGGATACTGTGTTGTCCGTAGAAAGTATGGGATTAATAACAGGCCCATATGGTACAGCAGACAACACTTACGCAACCGCAGATCAAGATCCAGTTGCTCCGGGTTTTACTGGTACAGCACCGTACGGTCCTAACACAATGGATTATCGTGCTGATTGTGATCCAAGATTCCAATATATTGCTCGCAGTAGCCCACGTAGTTTTGGTTATACTATGGGTTATCTGACAGGGGCAGGTTTAGATAGTATACCTAACGGTTTCCCAAGTGGATCAGGCATTGCATTCCCGCAAAACCCATCAGTAGGAGAATACTTCCTGCGCATTGATTACTTACCTCAGCTATTATTCAGATGGGATGGTAAAATTTGGGTACGCATCAGTGAGAATGTCAGAACAAATACTGGATTTGCTAGTGAAGACAACCAATCAGAATTGAATAGTTTCATTAATGATACTCAACAAACAAAACTGACAGATGGCACGTATGTACCACAACGTCAGGCGTTGTCAACTATATTAATGCTTGCACCAGACAACAACCCACCTATACCACCTAACTTATAATATGGCACAATTTTTTTACGACAACCAGATACGCAGATTCTTAATTCAATTTGCAAAAATTTTTAGTTCATGGCAAGTTACTAGGGGTAAAGATCCTGCGGGTAATGACATTCTAGTACGTGTTCCTGTTATGTACGGTGATAGTAGCAGACAGGCTGCGGTTATTATTGCTAATAATAGTGCAAGCAACACACCCAGCGCACCATTGATTACATATTATATTAGTGGATTAGAGTACGATCAAAAACGAACACAGGATCCCACATTCATTGATAGACTTAATGTACGTCAACGTACATTCAATCAAGAAACAGGTCAATATGAAACAACACAGGGCCAAGCATTTACTATTGAACGTTTGATGCCCGTACCCTATACATTACGAATTACTGTTGACTTTTGGACTACAAACTATAATCAAAAATTAGAATTGATTGAACAATTGGGTACATTATTTAATCCTTCATTAGAAATCCAAAGTACCGATAACTTTATTGACTGGACTAGTTTAAGTGTTGTTTACCAAGATGGATTAACATTTAGTAGTCGTAGTATTCCGCAAAGTACTCAAAACCCCATTGATGTACTGAGTTGGAAATTTTACATGCCCATCTGGATAAGTACTAGCACCAAACTTAAAAAGTTTGGTGTTATTGAAAAAATTATTGCAAGTATTTTTCAAGGTAAAGCATTAGAAGATATACAAGATGATGACTTATTATTGGGTACTAGACAAAAGATTACTCCATACGGATATAAAGTATTATTAATAGGGAACAGATTGCAATTACTTCCTGCCAACGAGGCATTTGATCCAAGTAATATTGATTTAAATTATCCTAATCCACCTGCAACGGATTTATATTGGTCATCGTTATTGAACGTGTATGGTGCAGTTAAACCGGGTATTAGTCAAATATGGTTACAAAATCCATACATGAATACTGACATTGTAGGAACAATTGTACCTGATCCAACCGATGACAGATTACTAATATATGATATTGATCCTGACACATTGCCACAAAACACATTGGATCCTGTTACCAGTGTTATAAACCCGCAGACATCAGGACCTAATGCAGGATTGCCGGGACCAGTTAACGGTGTCCGATATTTGCTTGTTGAGAATATAGGTCAAGTAGGTAATCCTACAGTAGCATGGGGTGATTTAATTGCTAATGCAAATGATATTGTAGAATATGATGCAGGCACAGGACAATGGTTTGTAAGTTTTGATAGCCGTGCTGATACTAGTGCAGTACAATATGTGACTAATTTAACAACTGCAATTCAATATCGCTATACACCAGATGGTGTGTGGATGAAAAGTTTTGAAGGCTGGTACAACCAGGGAGATTATTCTATTGTGATTTAATTTGTGATAAATCATAATATGAGTAACACATCCGCCGGCGTTTTCTTTTACTCTAAAAGAACTCAACGATATCTATATCTACTTAGAACTGACAAGAAGAACCCAGGTAACTGGGGAATTCCAGGTGGTAAGGTAGAAAACGATGAGACACTTATGGAAGGTGTTGAGCGTGAGTGTATGGAGGAAATAGGTTACTTCCCCAAGAAAGCAAAACTAGTTCCAATACAAAAATTTGTAAATCATTCATTCACATATCACACATTCTTTTGTACAGTTGACAAAGAGTTTACTCCTGTATTAAATGAAGAACATTGTGGTTATGCATGGGTAGGTGATAATCAATATCCAAAACCATTGCATCCGGGCTTGTTCAACACAGTAAATTTTGATGTTGTAATAGATAAATTAGAAGCACTAACAAAAAAGACAGCCTAAGCTGTCTTTTTTATTTTAGCAGTTTTGCAACTGTATCATATCCTAAAGTACCAAGCACTATACCTGCTCCCATCATCATCCATCTCCACTTTTCGAGAGTGCCTATTTTATCAGACATTGACTTATGAGCACTTGTACTCGCTTCTTGCATTTCTTTAAGAAGCACGTGTGTTGCTTCATTGTTGTTGTTGAGAGAGGAGTTCAAGTCTTTGATATCAGCTTTGATTTCACTGATATCACTCTTGATGTCATCTACTCGTACTTGAAGAACAGCTACGTCGGTTTCAGTTTTAGTAGGCATTTTTATTGTTTGAGTAGCTGACATGATTAAGCAGCGTTAATTGTTACGATTGGGTTAGGTTGACCTTCGTATGTATTAGCAGCATATGCAGTATTGAATGTAGCGATAACATCAGGGTTAACACTATTAACAACAGCAGTACCTGTACCAGAACCGGCTGCTGTAGCAACGAATGTAACACCTGTCATGTTACTTGCTGAACCACATAATGTCCAATCTGTTGTACCAGTACTATAAATTGTATATAATGTACCTACTGATAATGAACCGGCTGCAACTTGTGCTGGGAACACTTCAGTATTGTAATCATTAACACTTGAAACATATGCCGTAGCAGTGTCTGCATCAGTAGACAAGATGTTCATTGTGTTTGGTGTCAATGCTGTGTTAGCAACGTTAGCTGTATAACACTGTGCAACTAAACCAGTTGTACCACCTTGTACCAAATACTTTGTTTTACCTTTTTGACGCAAGATGAAACCTGCTTCGTCATTTGCATACACATAATTTTGACCTACACCACCAATTGTAGATGCTGCATTTGCTGCCAATGTGATACTATCTTGCAATGCGTTAGGTGTACCAGTAGCAGCAGTCATAACCTTTATTGCACCACCCAATGACGCAGAAACTGTAAAGGCTGTTGCATTAGGATTTGTGGAAACAAAATAGTTAACACCTGCTACCAACGTGCCTAAGTTAGCACTGAATGAAACTGGTTGATTAAGTGCTAGTGTTTGAGCATTTCCTGTTGTGCGAATAAAATTTCCAGTAACAAGTGTGTTTGCAACTGCAACTGATACATAACCAAATGTACCTGTAGCAAAACCTAAGTTAGTAGTTGTACCATATGCGTCAACAGCTTGAATTGCAGAACCAGATGAAAGTGTGTTTGCAAAGTCTGTGCCGGCACCATATACTAATGCACTAGCATCGCTTGAGTAAATATTACCTGTACCAGAGATACCAATAGCAACTCTTGGTAGAACTTGTGAACCAACAATAGCTGTGTTACCACCAACTACACCGTATGTGTTAGCGTTAGTTGCAGGGAAACCTGCGCCACCAACTGGGTTATTGAAGTATGCATCAACTACACCAACTGATGCAGAAACTGAACCACCTGTTGTGTCAGACAATGCAACCGGTGTGCTTGTTGTGTTTGCGCTTAGATCAGTAGCAGAAGCTGTGAAATTATTAGCATCAATGACTTGTAATACATAATATGTTGTTGCGGCTGATAAACCACCAACGCTTGATGCTACTACGAATGGCATATTTGCAATAATACCTAATGTGTTTAAGTTTTGAGATACGGTAACATAATCTGTTGCCGCTGTTGTATCAGTGATTGTTAAGACTGCTTGAGCCTTTGCGATTTTTAGAGGACGTCCCATTTGATTTTCCTTTGAATAATTAGTGAGTTCTAGTCACTACGCAGTGGGGTACTGCATAAACCTGCCGAATGCAAGTGTATGATGTATTTATCTAAAAAGACTAAAATTAAGTTGTAGGACCGCCAAGATTTGGCGTTGGGAATATTCCAGTAGTACCTGTATTAGCATGTGGCATACCTAATTCTGTAATAGTAAATGGGGCAGATGTTACTCCAGATACTTCTAAGAATGATACTATATTGCCTTGACCTACAATAATACTGTTATTCACTGTGTTAGCAGGAATGATTGTGCTGTTAGCATCAGCTACAGTGTATGCTACACCGTATGGGCTATATCGTGCTGTAGCATTACTGATTACTACGGCTGAATTTGCAGTTAGTGTTAAACTTGTATTGTTAGCAATAGCTTTTACAATGCCTGCAGTAGCACCTGCTGTGTTACCAATCCAAGCACCAACATTTAGTTGAGTCAAGAATGTTGTGCCAGAACCTGTCACTGTTGCACTATTAGTGGCAGCGGTTATTGTACCTGTCAATGCAACATTGGGGAAGCTAGTTGTATATTGTATAGGACTACTTGTAGTCGCTATTTGTATTTTATCCGTAGCGATGTTGCCTGATGTTTGTACTGCTGAACTTGCTGTATATGCGTATGATGCCATTTTTAATTCCTATATTATATTTATGTTTATAGTCTACCGATTGCGACTTCAATTACGCCTTCGATACCTTCAAAGTTTTCTAATGCTTTACCAATAACTGTTCCCATTAATGGGGACATTGCAGTTCTTGCGTAACCATTACCTGCACTAATCATCATGTCACCCTTGTAAATTGTACCACGTACTTTACATGGTACACGACCTTGTAAAGCAATAGCAACTGCAATACCTTGACAGTTTGCATTCATGGCATATGCTGGGTTAGTTGATACTACACCTGCTACTTTATTAGTACCGTCTTCAGCGATGGTGACTTCCTTTTCTCCACCAAACTCCAACACAGTACCTGGTTCGTATTCAGCATCAGCTTCATAATATTCTGCCAAATCAGCATATGTAGAATTTAATCTAGAGCCTGCGCTTAGTGACCAATTACCAGTGATAGTACCTGCTGTGGTGTTTGCTCCTGTCGTTAATACGGTTGCACCTACTGTACCGGTGAATGTTGGTAAATATGCTGCAACATTACTATTACTATATGACCCGGCAAAACTTATAGATACACCGTTAGCGTAGTAATAGTTATCTGTTTTAATACCAGCAGTCGCAACGTTAGCTGTAACTGTTAGCGATGCCAGTGTGCCGGTGCTTGTTATGTTTGGTTGTGCCGCAGTTGTTACAGTACCTGCTGTAGTGGCACTACCTGCACTAGTTGAATATGTTGCATTAGCAACAGTACCGCTTACGTTAGCGCCGGCTACTGCATTAGCTGTTGTTGCAAATGATACTGCTCCTGTTACGTTAGCACCTGCCACTGCATTAGCTGTTGTTGCAAATGACACTGCACCTGAGACGTTGCCACCTGCCACTGCATTAGCTGTTGTAGCGTATGTTGCTAATCCTACAGCACCTGAAACGTTTGCGCCTGCTACACTATTAGCTGTTGTTGCAAATGACACTGCACCCGAAACGTTTGCACCTGCCACTGCATTAGCTGTTGTTGCAAATGACACTGCACCACTTACATTAGCACCTGCTACACTATTAGCTGTTGTTGCAAAAGCAACTGCACCTGACACGTTAGCACCCGGAATAGAAGTTAAACCAGTAGCTGCACCATAATGAGTACCTACAATATTTGCTCCGGATATGTTGCCGGTTGCTGTAATTAACCCAGCTGTACCAATGTTACCAATGTTAGCATTTCCGGATATAGATAACGAAACTAATGTACCTATACTTGTTATATTTGATTGTGCCGCTGTTGTTAATGAGCCGGTTATAGTAGTAAATACACCGGCCGCTGCGCCTATATTACCTACATTGGCATTACCAGTAGCACTGATAACGCCCCCGGTTGTCAAGTTTCCACCGCGAATATTACCAGTAGCAGTAATCAATCCAGCTGTACCAATGTTACCGATATTAGCATTAGCTGTAACTGATAAGGAAGCTAGTGTACCGGTACTCGTTATGTTTGGTTGAGCATTAGTCATCAGTGAACCAGTCAACTGACTTGCTACAACTGCACCGGTGTTAGCATATACATTACCCACAGAAAAGTATGGACCGGTATGAGTTAACAACCCATTACCGTTTAAAATATTAAAGTAAGGTGAACCCTGTAATGTTCCACTATTGTTAAATTGAATTGATGTGTTAGTTCCGGCGGCTACTAATGTAGATGTACCTCCTACTGTAGTAATTGCTAATGCATTTGGACTATTAGTATATGTTAGACTTGTACCATTTAATGGCCCGGTGAAGTCTGCATTAGCATATAACTCTACATTCCCTGATGATGGGAAGTTACTGGCTACTTTAATGTAGAAGTTCTGACTGTTAATGTTTGCATTTG